AGTGTGTTTACGAAGTCGCTGGAAGAGGAAAACACATTGGTATTCGACCTTGTAGAAGTCGAAAGCCGATGAAGACTCGCATCTTCGTTACGAATAAAGAGTCTGAGTTCCCTTGGACACTTAGACTTAACAATATAGAGGAGTGGTGGAGAATGTGGAATTATAATAAGAAGGAGAAGATTCCACTACCCGAAAGTAGGGAATATGAGGGGTTGTTGAAAAATGCTAGTGAACACAAGGACTTGTAGCTTTACTTGTGGTTGTATACTATATCTCGTGACTTGACAGGCTTGCAACCTGGAGTCACAATATTGAAGCCAACCAACATAGGACATTTACACATGGATAAAGAACATACGAACATCCGTGGTGATGATCTCGGTTCGATCATCGAATACACTGATGATATTGATGATGCAGAAATGCCTCTCCCCCTTCCCGAAGGCACTTACGAAGCTGAGATTAAGGCTGTAGAGGCGAAGTACAGCAGTAATAATAAGAAGTATGCCGCTGTTGGCTTCTACATTAGCACTGACGCTTTCCCAGCCGATTATCCCATCGATGAAGCTCCTGATGGCTTGACACTTATCTATAGGAAGTTGTCACTTGAGAATAATAAGATGTCGAGGTTCAATTTGAAACGCTTTATTCAAAATGTTGGTGCTCCCCCCGTTGGCCGCTCTCTCGATCTTACACAGTGGGTCGGATTGAAGGCTAAGATTGTGGTCAAACACGATACATGGGAAGGCACTACCCGCCCTACAGTTGACAAGGTTCTCGCTTCGTCTTAACTTATACGTGTCTCTAAAACAGAGAGACTTCCATGACCAAAACATCAAGGAGTGGTAAAATGGCTGAAGAGAAGAAACGCCGTCGGTCGAGTGGGCCGAGGAACATGAAGCCTACGTATCTTGTCTATCGCGGTGAGGATATCGAAATTCTCGCAGTGTCGAAAGATGCGTTCGAAATTCTCAAGTTGGCTCAAGGTGATGACAGTGTGAAGTATACTGACGTCTCCGAGTTCACGAGACGTAATAAGAGCAAGCTCTCAGTTGCTGCGTAGGGTTCGTAGCTGACATTACGCAGCGATATGATGCTTAGGGAGCATCATCACGTTGGGCTAGCCTTATCCCCCAGTACTTCGGTACGTGGCTAGCCCGACACCATTTCCAATATAAAGAGGTGACACAATGTCAGCCATTCCTGTAGAGGATGGCTTGAACTTGGAGATGTTATTTGATGAGAAGCAAAAACAAGCAATTGACATTTGCATTGATAGCCGGAACCGTATCGCATCTGTTACGGGTAGTGCGGGTACTGGGAAGACGACGATCATTAAAACTGTTGCGGAAATCTTCGAGGATGAAGGTAGAAGCGTTATATGCTGCGCGCCGACTGGAAAAGCTGCTCGCCGTATACGAGAAGCAACTGGCCTCAATGCCATCACAATCCACAAGTTATTGGAATTTCCAAAACCTCACGAAAGAGATGAAAAGACCGGAGCACCATTAAAGCCAGGACATCCTAAGAGACAGAAATTCCTCCCTATTGAATATGAAGTTGTACTTTGTGACGAATATGCGATGGTTAATCATGAACTTAACCGTCAATTAATTGATGCACTTAGACCTCGAGGTTTGATTCGCTGTTTTGGCGATATCAACCAACTCCCCCCAATCGAAGACTATAAGATAAAGGCGAATGGCTACGAGCATACGCCATTTGAACGACATTTGAAGGACTTCCCATCTGTCACACTTGATAAGGTGTATAGACAAGGTGAAGGTAGTGGTATCTTTCTTAATGCGCGTGGTATAGTGAAAGGAATGATCCCAACTAAACGTGATGACTTCCGTATTGTCTTTACAAATGAACCAACTAATAAAGTAGAAGAGTATGTGTGGAATCATGCTTATAAGTATAAGGAAATTGAGAATCAGATTATAGTGACAGGCCACAAGGGTTGGATTGGTACTTATGAGTTAAATCAACGTGTACAGTGTGTAATGAACCCCGACCCAGCGCACGCTTTCGATCCTCCTAGACATAAATGGCATGTAGATAAGCCGATCACACTAGGCTTAAGTGACAAAGTCGTCTGTACTGAGAACACTTATGATACGAGGGATTACTTCGAACGCTATGCACATAAGGACTTTGATGGTAATCCTCTTATCAGCTCTTACATCGATCCCCCTGATGAATGTATGATGCTCAATGGGGAGATTGGCTTCATTACTGAGATATACGAAGAGGATGGCGAACCGACGAGTGTAGTTATAGATTTCGGTGATCGAGAAGTCACGCTCCCTTACTATATACATGAGAAGAACCCTTATAATAATAGTATCTTTCAAACTTCCCATCTGAAGAATATCGATCTTGGCTACGTACTTACGACACATAAGTGTCAAGGTAGTGAGTTTGAAGAAGTTATATATGTACTTAATAAGTCATCAAAGTGGTCACAGGGTCGTAAGAACTTATACACTGCAATAACGAGAGCACGTAAACATGTGACGCTGATTACTGATAGCAGTAGCCTTAATTATTCGATGTGGAAGCAAGAACGATGAGTAACTTCCCTTGTCTTAAATGCGACGCTAATACGAAAGTTATAGAGTCGCGTCAAACATCATCGAATAGAAGAAGGAGACGGATATGTTTAGAATGTGCCTTTAGATTTAGTACGGTAGAGACAGTGATTATAAAGGAGAAGAAACATGCAACGGTTCCTCGTCGTTATACTAAACGGGCCACCGCATTCTGGGAAAGACACGATCATAAGTAGGCTGATGCAAGCGACGACTCCTTATATGATACTTAATCATAAACATATAATGGGATGGCACGAGAAGATGATAATGCCACTTAAGGATATGGTGTGCTCTTTATTTAATTTGAATGGTTATCAGTATGAGACAATGAAGGATGATCCTATCTTGCCTAATGCTGTAACCCCGAGAGAAGCTATTAACCATCTAGATGTACACTGGTCCCGGCAGCTCTTCGGTGAGGACTTCTTAGGTAACTTGTTAGTGAAAGAGTTAGAACATAATCATAGGAAGAGTCGTCCTTATGAGTTTAGAGATCAGATAAACATCCACTTCGTAGATGCTGGCGTCGAACCTGAACTTCACGTACTTAGAAGGGCTTATGGTGATAGAGTAAAAGTCTTACATATATATAGAGAAGGCATCTCTTTTACAGATCATAGAACATACTTAAGCCGTCCAGATGGACAAGTGGAGAATATAGACGGACAAGTAGATAGAGTCGTCAACGAGGTACTGCTATATATTAATAAGTGGTTAGGAGAATTAGATGATCAACTCGATGAAGGAGCTACAGCAGGAGTTTCTAAAGAGAGCACGGTCTGTAAACCTCAAAGTTGATTGTGGAAGTGATGGTACTTTTAATTCAGAGATAGCAATTGTAGCTGAAGCTCCGGGTAGTCGTGAGGTGCAACTGAAAGTCCCACTAGTCGGTGGCTCTGGGTCGCTCTTATGGACTACACTTAAGAAGCATCAATTACAGAGAGGTAACTTCTATATAACCAACGTTGTAAAGAGACAGCTAACGTTTGGAGGACTAGATGCTGATAAGGTACAGTTGCCAAAAGCAGAGTATGACCATTGGGTTGGATTACTCAAATGGGAGTTGGCATGTCTCCCCAATCTACGTTATGTTCTCTTACTCGGTAACCTCGCACTTGACGCTCTCTGCGGACGTAAAGGTATCACTAAATGGCGAGGTTCTGTGCTTGATTTCGAAATGTTCTCTCTTGCCGCAAGTCAACCACGCACCTATAAGGCTGTAATTGCTAACAATCCCGCCGCTGTACTTAGAGAACCGAAGACTGAGATCTCCTTTATAATGGACGTTGCTAAACTTACTAAGGTGATGAGTGGTAAGTGGACTCCCTATGAGATTAAAGGAGAAGTCTGCTATGACTATAAGCGGGCCAAAGAAAGGATTGAGTACTACAGTCAGACTAAAAAACCAATCAGCTTTGATATCGAAACAGGAGGTGGAGAAACAGCTTGTATCGGACTGGCCGACGATAGCCATTTTGGGACTTGTATTCCCTTTAGAGGAATCCGTGGCGAAGATTACTTTTCTATCGAAGAAGAGCTTGATTTGCGAATGCGCTTGCAGAAAATGTTCGCCAATACACGACTCCGCTTCATCGCCCAAAACGCAAACTTCGATATGTATTGGTTATGGATTAAAGATAAAATCCGAGTCCATAGTGCGTGGTTTGATACCATGTTGGCACACCACTGTCTGTATCCCAGTATTCCCCATGATCTGGGATACCTTTGTACACAATATACAACGCATCCGTACTATAAAGACGAGAGAGCCGAATGGAAAGATAAGGGTGACATCGACCTTTTTTGGCAATACAATGTTAAGGACGTATGCATTACTCTTGCAATACAGGAACGACTCTTAAGCGAACTTAGAGATCAGAAGATGGATAACTTTTTCTTTACACATATAATGAAATTGCAGTCACACTTAGTACTAATGACGACAGGAGGAGTGCTAATAGATGGAGAGGAAAAGGACACGTTCAGACACGAAGTTAGGGAAACAGTTGCGAGGCTCTTACAAGAGTTCCACGGAGCGGTTGCGAAAGCGACTGATGACAGTGAATTTAGACCTAATCCGAGTTCGTTTAGAGAT